GAATTTGGTCAAGACAATGTTTTTGTCTATTGGGATTTAGACGCAATACCTAACGAGCAAGGCAATAGGTGGAGAAAAGCAACGAACCCATTAAGAGCAGAAAGGATTGGGATAGATGAGTAGAGCAAGTAATGAGTTACATCTTTCTTCCGAACATATTGGGAAGAAAGTTTATGAGATAGAAGAAGAAATAACTTTCGTTATTAAAACGCAAGTTATTGCAAAAAATGATGATGAGGCATTTAACAAATATTTAGAGTGTAATGAAACTGTAAATAGTGAGGGTTATAATGCTAAAGATAATGGAAGTGATGTTGTTAATTCTTGGGGTAAAGAATACTCCGAGCAGAAAGGAACGACATTAATTGGCACAATCCAATTAGAAGATAAGAACGATAAGGATAGTACGTTAGAGGTGGTTAATGATTGAAATATTTGAAATCTTTTGGTCTGCACCTATTGAATTAAGAGTTATAATATTGGGCGGTTTAATATCGCCCTTTATTCTTTTAAGAAATTAAGAAATTCTCATAGTTTAGGGCTCAATTCTATGAGATAGGGGGTACACCTAGCGGGGTACTCCCGACCTTATTTTTATGGGCATTTTGGGAGCTGAGCTGAGCTGAGCCATTAAAGTGCCCGTATGTAGAAGCCAAATCATAAACACAATAACTTATAGGAGTTTATAATATATGGATAGTAACGATACCTTACTAACTATAATGCCCAAATACTCAGACCAATTAAAACACGAAAAAGAAATGGCTGAGCTAGGGAAACATAGAACAAACAAAAGACGAACCTCACACGTGGAACGTGAGGAAGAATCTGTTACGAGCTACGGAAAAGTTATGGTAGCCAACACAATCAGACCTTTAGCCAATGCCATAGCTGAGTTTATACTAGAGACATCTAAGAAGACTATAGGAAAGCCACCTATTGCTTTCGTTAAAATGTGCGAAGTTTCACCTGAAATATTAGCCTTAATTACTGGCAAACATATCATTAATACAATTACTCAATACAAACCCTTAACTGCAACGTGTATATCACTAGGCGGAAAAGTAGAGACTGAAATAGCTTTAAAGAACTTTAAGTTTTTAAACCCTGAACTTTATGACGCTGTTAAAAAAGATTTAGATAAAAGGTCTTGGAATTATGTCTATAAAAGACGTAAGCTAAGAGAGAGTGCTAAACGTGGTGTTGTTAAATGGGAAGAGTGGACTACACCTGAAAAACTACACGTTGGATTAAAACTAATTGAGATGTTAATTGTCTCAACGGGCTTAATTGAAATTGGTATGGAAACTATCAATCATAAAAAAGCTAAGATTATCAAACAAACACATAAGACTAGAGAATGGATTAAAAATAGAAATAGCTTTAATGAGCTATTAAACCCTGAATACTTACCAACAGTTTTACAACCTAAGATGTGGAGCTCAGTTGTAGGTGGTGGATATTGGACTAAGGAATTACCTGAGTTAGATTTAGTAAAACAAAAGAATAAACATTTTAAAAAAGAGCTTGAGAACTTTGATATGCCTGAAGTTTATAGTGCTATCAATACTATGCAAAGTACACCTTTTAAAATTAATAGATTTATCTTAAAGGTTATGCAAACAGCTTGGGATAATGGAGACGCTATTGGTGGTATGCCACCTAATAGGAACTTAGATATACCTAATAAGCCACACGATATTGAGACTAATAAAGTATCAAGAAAAGAGTGGAAGAAAAAAGCTGTTATAGCTCATACTGAAAATGCTCGTATGTTTTCTAAAAGATTATTGTATGCTAAAATAATTTGGTTAGCTCAAAAGTTTAAAGACTATGCGACATTGTTCTATCCTTTACAATTTGATTTTAGAGGAAGAGCTTATTGTGTCCCTGCCTTTTTAAACTATCAAAGTATTGGTGGTGCTAAGGCTATGCTTTTATTTTCTAATGGAAAAGAAATTACTCCTGAGAATAGAGGAGAGTTTTGGTTAGCCGTACACGGAGCTAATATGTATGGAGAAGATAAAATCTCCTTAGATGATAGAGTTAAGTGGGTTAATGATAATGAAGATTGGATAGTTAGATGTGCTCAAGACCCTTTTAGAAATAGAGAATGGGAAGATGCTTCTAATGGTTTTCAGTTTTTAGCTTTTTGTGAAGAGTGGAGACGTTATCAAAGTAGATACATAGGAGAGAAGTTTATTTCTTATCTACCTGTTAATGTTGATGGGAGCTGTAATGGTCTTCAATTATATTCTTTAATGTTAAGAGATAGTGTTGCGGGTAAGTTAGTTAATTTAATGCCAACAGATACACCTCAAGACATTTATCAATTAGTTGCTGACGCTGTTAATAAAAAGTTAAAAGAACACGTTGCAGAAGGTAAGCCTTATGCTCAGGCTTGGTTGAAGTATGGAATTAAGCGTTCTACTACTAAAAGAAGTATTATGACAATTTGTTATGGTTCAACAAGATATTCTTGTACGGACTTTGTTATAGAAGACTTAACGAAAAGACAAGATAAAGGTGAACATCACCCATTTGTTGATGATTTATTTAGACCCGCTTCTTATTTGGCTAGTGTCATTTGGGATAGCATAGGGGATAATTTAAAATCAGCAAGAGTAGGTATGAAATTTCTTCAGGAAATTGCTAAGATTGTTTCAAGAGAACAATTACCTATTCATTGGGTAACACCAGTAGGATTTCCAGTTTATCAATCCTATCCTGAAATGAAGTCTAAAAGAGTTAAAGCTATGCTTATGGGACAAGTTATAAAGCCTCGTATCAATGCTGAGACTGATAAGACAGATAAATTGCGTATGTCCAACGGAGTAGCTCCTAACGTGGTTCACTCGGTTGATTCTGCGGGAATGATTAAGACTGTTAATATTGCATATAAAAATGGAATTAAAAACTTTTGTAATGTGCACGATAGTTTTGGTACTACTGCGGGTGATGTAGAAATGTTAAATAAAAGTATAAGAGAAGCCTTTATTGATATGTTTTCTAAGCACGACATACTAAATGAGTTTAGGGAAGATGTCATAAGACAACTACCTGATAAACTGAAAGATAAATTGCCTGAAGTACCCTCAAAAGGCGATTTAGATATTAATAAACTGAGGGAAAGTAAGTTCTTTTTTGCGTAAAAGCATTAAAGTACCCCTACTTAGAACCTATAAAAAGGAGACAAAAAGAAATGGCAAAGAATAGTTATGTCAAGGTTGTATCACCAGTTGGAGTTTCGCAATATGCGTGGCTGACAACACCTGATACTCGTTTTGATGAGACTGGTCATTATAAGACCAATCTTATTTTAAAGGCGAAAGATGCTCAACCATTAGTAACTCAAATTAATGCTGAGATTAAAAAAAGTCTTACTCTTGCTAAAGAGAAGGCTAAAGGAAAATCTATTAAACAAGCTCCTAGTCCTTTTGAAGATGAATTAATTGATGGTAAGCCATCAGGAAATGTTATCTTTAAATTTAAGACTAAGGCAAAAATTATAACTAAAGATGGTAAAGTAATACCTAATAGAGTTGCTTTGTTTGATAGCACGGGGAAACCTATGATTGACGCAAATGTTTGGTCAGGTAGTGAAATGAAAGTATCAGCAGAATTGATACCTTATTACACAGCTATGGCAGGAGCAGGTGTATCAATGAGACTAAGAGCAGTTCAAATAACTAAGTTAGTTGAAGGTGGCTCTAGTAATGCTAAAGGTTATGGCTTTGATAAAGTTAAAGACGGCTATGAACAACCTGAAGCAGTAGCAGTAGTAGAAAATGTATCGCAGGAAGCTACGTCTGACTTCTAAGCAAGTCGGATTAAGATACGGATTTCGTTCAGGCTTAGAAGAGTCTATAGCGAAAGAACTAAAAGAAAATCGTGTAGCGTATGAATTTGAAAAGACTAAGTTGAAATATACTAAGCCTCAAAAAGTTCATACCTATACGCCTGATTTTCATTTAACAAAGAAAAAGATTTTTATAGAAACTAAAGGATTATTTACTACTCAAGATAGACAGAAAATGAAATTGATTAGGGAGCAATACCCTAATTTAGATATTAGATTTATATTTTCTAATTCAAGAGCTAGGATAAGTAAGAAATCAAAAACAACTTATGGAATGTGGTGCGAAAGATATGGATATGAATATGCCGATAAACACGTTCCTAAAGAATGGTTATGAGTAATATAAGAAAAGAAACTAAATATATTGTCATACACTCTTCTGAAACTAATCCAACACAGAATTTTGACGTAAAGGATATTGACATACAGCACAGAAAAGAAGGTTTGTTCTCTTGTGCATTTCACAAAGTCATTACTAGAAAAGGTGAAGTGCAAGATGGAAGAGAAATACAAATCGCAGGTGCTCACGTTGATAGCTCTGTTAAATTGTCAAATAAAAATTCTATTGGTATCTGTCTAATCGGTGGACAGACAATAGATGGTAAGCCCGATTGTAATTTTACTTTTAAACAATATGGAGCTCTTATAGAGTTAATCCGTGATTTAAAAAAAGATTATAAAGAGGTTACAATAGTTGGTCATAGAGATATGGCTGACTCCTTATCTCCGCATTTTAACGTAAGTGAATTGCTGAGGTAGTTTGTTTGTACCCCTTGAGAGAGTAAATAATACTCAACGGAAAATCTTAAATGATTGGAATTGTGAGGCTAAAGCTCTCAAGGGGGAAATATTTAACAGGAAAATTTTTATGGAAAAACAGGAAAGCAACTTTTTATATCACACGCCCTGCAATAATTGTGGTTCGTCAGACGCTAATTCAGTTTATGATGATGGTCACTCTTATTGTTTTTCGTGTAACACCACAACAAGAGGAAATGATTTGGAACAGCCAGTAAAAGAAAAAACAAATACAGAATTTATAAGTGGAGAACTTTCTGCTTTAACAAAAAGAAAAATAGATTTAGACACAGTAAGAAAATTTAATTATCAACAAGGTTCTTGGTTTGGAAGACCAGTTCAGATAGCAAATTATTATGATAAAGATAAAAAATTAGTAGCACAAAAATTAAGAAACCCTGATAAGACCTTTCAATGGCTAGGGGACGCAAGACAATCAGGTTTATTTGGTCAGCATCTTTGGAGAGACAAAGGCAAAATGATTATTGTAACTGAAGGAGAAATAGATTGCCTTAGCGTTAGTAAAATTAATTCAAATAAATTTCCAGTAGTAAGTGTTAAGAGTGGAGCACAAGGAGCTAAAAAAGATATTCAAAGAGAGTTAGAATTTTTAGAAGGATTTGATTCAGTAGTCCTAATGTTTGACCAAGATGAACAAGGTAAACAAGGAGCTATAGAATGTGCAAAATTATTCTCACCTAATAAAGCTAAGATATGTAGTCTACCTTTAAAGGACGCTAATGAAATGTTGTTAGCTAATAAGACTAGAGAATTAGTAGATTGCATTTGGTCTAGTAAATCATACAGACCTGATGGAATAGTTTTAGGTGCAGATTTATGGAATGAAATTAAAAAAGAAGATACTTATGTAAGTGTTAATTACCCATTTGAATGTTTAAATACAAAAACACACGGGTTAAGAAAAGGTGAACTGGTTACAATTACCGCAGGTACGGGTATAGGTAAGAGTTCATTTTGTAGACACGTTGCATTACATCTATTAAATAAAGAATTTAGTGTAGGTTATATAGCTTTAGAAGAAAGTGTTAAGCGTAGTGCTCTAGGAATTATGGGAGTGGCTCTTAAAAAACCTTTACATCTAACTAGAGAAGGAACAAATGAAGGAGAACTTAAAAAAGTTTTTAAAACAACGATTGGTAACGGGAAATTTTATCTCTACAATCATTTTGGTAGCACTCTTGCTGATAATTTATTATCAAAAATAAGATACTTAGCAAAAGCGTGTAATGTAGATTTTGTAATTCTTGACCATTTACATATGGCATTGTCAGCATTAGGTGATGCACATACAAGTGACGAAAGAAAATTAATTGATTATACTGTTCAAAAATTAAGAACGCTAGTAGAAGAAACTGGTATTGGTTTAATATTAGTCTCACATCTTAGACGTTCAGAAGGAGACAAAGGTTTTGAAGATGGTAAGAGTGTTGGTTTAAATGCGTTACGAGGTAGTCAAAGTATTGCTCAACTATCCGATATAATTATTTCAATGAATAGAAATTTACAAGCCAAAAATAATCTTGCTCAAGTGAATATTTTAAAGAATAGATTTTCAGGTGAAACAGGACACGCTTGTAATCTTTATTATGATTTAAGTACAGGTTGTTTAAGTGAAGTTAAAGGTGATATATCTGATGAATTTTAATCCTCTTTTTAAAAATAGGAGAGCTTCTATTGAATGGACTGCTTATGTTTTAGAAGCTGTAGGTAAAGCTAAAAAATATAATAAACCAGTATTTTTAGATGTTGGGAGAGAGAGCACCGCTTTTATGATGGAAGATGCTCTTATGAATTTAGCTATGAATGGTGAAGCGGCGGCTTGGAGAGTGGAAGTGAGATTACATACATTACAATGAAAAATTTTCCTTTTGATAAAATGATGTTTATGATGTTTGTTTTTATCACACTCTATTTACTTATGGAGATTATATTTTAAATGAAAAAAGAGAGAAAAGAAAAAGATTATAATAAAGTTACAATGGAAGGTGTGATAGCTTGTGTTACAGTTGTAATGTGGTTGATGTTATTCCCTTTTATAATGTTATACGATAGAATTTTTGGTGGTTGGAAAAAATAATTATGAAACCTAAACCAAGTGAACCTCTTATAGTTGGTAAGAAAAGATATTATAAATATAAAATTATATGGGAAGACATTGTTGGTGATTCAACTTTGGCTACTGAAAATGAATTTGATAAAATGAGTTGTGCTGATGTGCATACTGAGTGTTGGATATTTAATAAAGATGTTGATTATGTATATTCTTTTGCAAGTTATTTTATAGAAGAAGGAGAAATAGAATTTGGTGACAGAAATATTTATCCCCGTAGTGTAATAAAGAAAATGATAAGGATATGAAATGAAATATGTTTTTGATATAGAGACAGATGGTTTTTTAAATCAATGCACTAAAATACATTGTATAGTATTAAAAAATATTGATACTAATGAAATTTTAAAATTAGATAATGATAAAGCAGTAGAAGAATTAGAAAAAGCAGACCTAATTGTTGGACATAATATTATTAAGTTTGATATACCCGTCCTAAAAAAGTTTTACAACTTTAAACCTAAAGGAAAGGTTTTTGATACAATAGTAGCTACTCGTTTACTTTACCCTGATGTAAAGGAACGAGACTTTAAAAGAAAAGGCTTCCCTACTAATTGTATAGGACGACACAGCTTGAAAGCGTGGGGATATAGGGTGGGCGAGTACAAGGAAGCCTTTGATACTGACTGGAAAGAATATAGTCCTGAGATGTTGGATTATTGTATTCAAGATGTTGAAGTGACTGATACTTTATATAAAACTATAGAACGTAGAGGTTATTCTTGTCAGGCGATGGAGTTAGAACACGAAGTAGCAACTCTAATATTTAAACAAGAGCGTTATGGTTTTATGTTTGATAAAGAGGAAGCAGTTAAATTATATTCTAAATTAAATGCTAGACGTTTAGAACTAGAAGATGATTTACAAAAATTGTTTCCACCTAAATTAGAACGTACACCATTTATACCTAAAGTTAATAACAAAGCTAGAGGATATGTTAAAGGTGAAACTTTTTATAAAGAAAAAACAATTACTTTTAATCCTAGTTCAAGACATCACATAGCGGATAGATTAATTGAAAGACATAAATGGAAACCTCAAGAATATACAAATGATGGTAAACCTAAATTAGATGAAACTGTTTTAGCAAGTCTTCCATATCCTGAAGCAAAAGTTTTATGTGAACATTTTTTATTAGATAAAAGAATAGGACAGTTAGCAACAGGAGCTCAAGCGTGGTTAAAGAATGAATTTAATGGTAGAATACACGGAACTTGTAATACTAATTCAACAGTAACAGCTCGTGCAAGTCATTCACACCCAAACTTAGGACAAGTACCTAGTGTTGGTGTCCCTTATGGAAAAGAATGTAGAAGTTTATTTACTGTTCCTGAAAGAAAAAAATTAGTTGGTATAGATATATCAGGATTAGAAGTTAGATTATTAGCACACTTTATGTCTAAGTTTGATGAAGGTGAGTATGCTAAAGTAGTTTTAAATGGTGATATACATACTGAAACAAAAGAATTAGCAGGTTTAGATTCAAGAGACCTTGCAAAAAGATTTTACTACTGCTTCCTTTATGGTGGTGGTGTAAAAAAGATTGCGTTAGTAACTGGTAAAAGTTTAAAAGAAGCTAAGAAGATACGAGAAAGATTTTTAAATAATCTTCCTGCTTTGAGTAAGTTATTAGAGCAAGTACAACAAGCGGCTGAGAGAGGATATTTAATAGGTCTTGATAAAAGACAAATTAAAATTCGTTCAATACACGCCGCACTCAATTCACTTTTACAAAGTTCAGGAGCAATAATTTGTAAGCAGTGGTTGGTTGAGTTTAATAAAGCTGTTAAAGAATACAACGATGTTCAACAAGTTGTTTGGGTACACGATGAAATACAAGTTGAATGTCCTGAAGAGGACGCAGATGCAATAGGAAAATTGGCTGTGGAATCTATTGAACGTACTGGAAAACATTTCAATTTAAGATTACCTTTAACTGGTGAATATAAAATAGGAAATAACTGGAGTGAAACACATTAATGAAAAATATAAATAAAGGTTATGATTTTAAAGTGAAGAGTAGTTTTGTAAATGATTTACCATTTGGTGAAAAATATGAGGGAGAACTTAAATCAATTTTAGAAGGAAAGATAGAATTAAAGACTGATAGATTATGTCAAACGACTAATAATGTATTTGTAGAGATAGAAAGTAGAGGAAAAGAATCGGGTATACTTACTACTACTGCTGATTATTGGGCGTTTTGTTTTTGGACAGAAAAGCGTGGATTAAAAGACCAAACTTATACTCTTATCTCTACAAAAATACTGAAAAAATTAATGACGAATTACCAAATTAAAAAAGGTGGAGACAACTGGACTTCTAAAGGATATATCATACCAAAAGGAGATTTATTAAATCAAACAATATAAGGAAAGGACATATGAAAAAAAAGGTACTGTTAATAGATGGCGACATATTAATATATAAGATAGCCACAGCGAATGAAGTGAATACACATTGGGGTGACGGATTATGGACACTACATTGTGATGAAAAGAAATGTAAGTTTGAAGTAGATTCTCACATAGATGAGTTAGGTTCTACCTTTGAAGCTGACGATTATGTTTGTGCTTTAACTGATAAGAATAATTTTCGTAAAGATATTCTTCCAAGTTATAAAGATAATCGTAAACAAAGACGTAAGCCGATGGTTTTAAATGTTCTGCGTGAATACGTTATGAAAAAACATAATGGAGTTATGTGGAAAAATTTAGAAGCTGACGATGTTATGGGTATAATGGCAACTGAACCACACCCTACTGAAGATAGGATTATTGTTTCTATTGATAAAGATATGAGACAGATACCTGCTAAAGTTAGTAGAGATGGGGAAACAGTTGAAAATATACCTCAAAGATTAGCTGACTATTGGTTTATGATACAAACCTTAGCGGGAGATAGTACCGATGGGTACTCAGGACTACCAAATGTGGGAGTTAAAACTGCTGAGAAAATGATTAAGAGGTATACTAATGTACCCCTTTTAGACCTATGGAAAATCGTTGTTGGAGCTTATAAGGCTAAAGGTTATACTAAAAAAGAAGCTCTACAACAAGCTAGAGTTGCACATATTCTTAGACATAAAGAATATAATAAGAAGACTGGGAAGGTGAAATTATGGCGGATATAATAAAACACCCACCACATTACTTTAGGTTTAAGATAGAACCGATTACTTTTATTATGCAGAATGAAATTCCGTATGCTGAAGGTAATGCTATTAAATATATATGTAGATGGAAACATAAACACAAAACTAAAGAAGAACAGTTAGGTGATTTAAAAAAAGCTATACAATATATTAATTTATTAATAGAGCAAGAGACTCAGGGAAAAGGTGAAGTAAAATTAAAACTTACTGGTCAAACTGCTGAAGAAAAAGCTGAAGAAATGCAAAAAGGTTTGTATAAAAATGGTTAAACATAATCATTTAATTATCAGAGCTGATATTAAAAAACCACCTAAAGATATTCGTTTCGTAAGAAAGTGGTTAAGAAAATTAGTATCAGCAATAGGTATGAAAAGATTAGGGCAACCCGTTGCTCACTATGTAGATGTAAAAGGATATAGTGGACTAACAGGTTTTGCTTTATTACAGACTTCTCATATTTCGTTACATTGTTGGGACGAAGTTGTCCCTTCATTATTACAATTAGACGTTTACAGTTGTAAAGATTTTGATAAGACTATTGTCTTTGATTTTTTAAAACAATTTGAACCCGAAGGAAAAATAAAATATGTTACGATGGACAGGGAAACAGATATTAAAATACACAATCCTATTTAGTTTACTAAGTGGGTGTAGTGAATTTGCAATATTATCAAGTGGTTCTAGTTTAGCAATAAGTCATAACAGTTATGCGAAAGCATATAATGGTATTGATTTTGCTACAGCAATCACAACAAAAAAAGATATTAAAACTCACGCATATCATTATGTAACAAAAGCTAAAGAACTTAAAGAGTTAGTTCTTAATAATATTGCTCACGACTTTGATGGTATGTCAGTTGATTTAGTTACAACACATAAAGTTTTTATGTGGGAACTTCATCAGCCTGATGCGGGATTTTTTAAAGTTAAACATATGGAAAATTATAAAAGTAAAGAAGATATACAATGGAAAATGGAGTCTCAAGGTTGGATTAAAATGTATGGTGGATAAAAGATATAAATACAATAATAAGAATCGTAATTTGGCAGGAAATCCTATACATCAACCAACTGAAAAATATAAAGAAGGTTGGACTAGAATATTTGGTAAAAAGAAAACTGAATCAGAAAAATTACAAGATGAATTAGAACCTATAGATAAAGAAACAGAAAAATTCTTAGATGATATAGCAAACAACACACCCAACTCAGGACAATTTTAAAAAATGGATTACGAAAGAGATAATTTACTAACCGACTTCGGCAAGACTACTTTAAAGGATAGATATTTATTACCTGATGAGCACTCTCCACAAGATGCTTTTATGAGAGCATCACAAGCCTTTTCTGATAATGAAGAAATGGCTGAAAGAATTTATGAGTATGTGTCTAATCTTTGGTGTATGTTTTCTACTCCTATATTAAGTAATGCAGGAACTAAAAGAGGTATGCCTATCTCTTGTTTTTTAAATTATGTTGGAGATAGTAGAGGTGCATTAGCGGGACACTACACGGAGAACGCTTGGTTGGCTTCTGTTGGTGGTGGAATTGGTGGCTACTGGGGACACGTTAGGTCTGATGGTACAATGACTTCAGGTGGAAGTCAGAGTTCAGGTGTCATTCCTTTTATGCACGTTGTAGATTCAGAAATACTTGCTTTCTCTCAAGGTAAAACTAGAAGAGGAAGTTATGCCGCTTATATGGATATATCACACCCTGAGATATTAGAATTTTTAGATATAAGAAAACCTAGTGGTGGTGATATACATAGAAAATGTTTAAACTTACATCACGGAGTTAATATTCCTAATAACTTTATGGAACTTATAGATAACTGTATTAAAGAACCTACCTATGATGACAGTTGGGATTTAATAGACCCACACACAAAAGAAAAAGTACGCACAATATCAGCACGAGATTTGTGGCAAAAAATTTTAGAGACTCGTGTGGCTACTGGTGAGCCTTATGTTTGTTACATTGATACTGTAAATGACGGACTACCACAGCAACAAAAAGATTTAGGATTAAGTGTCAAGCACTCTAATCTTTGTACTGAAATAACCCTACCTACTAATGAAACACGAACAGCCGTTTGTTGTTTATCTTCCCTTAACTTAGAAAAGTATGATGAATGGAAAAAAGATAGTTTATTTATTCCTGATATGATTCGTTTCTTAGATAATGTATTACAATACTTTATTGATTATGCACCCGATGAATTATTTAGAGCTAGATTTAGTGCTAACAATGAGAGAAGTATTGGTCTAGGTACTATGGGTTTTCACGCTTACTTACAATCACAAAACATTCCGTTTGAATCTGCGTTAGCTAAATCAAAAAACTTACAAATGTTTAAAAAAATAAAAGAAGAAGCTGTAGCTGAATCAAAAAGGTTAGCAGTTAAGAGAGGTGAAGCTCCTGATATGGAAGGTACTGGTATGCGTAATGCACATTTATTAGCTATCGCACCCAACGCTTCGTCATCTATTATTTGTGGCACAACTTCACCATCAATAGAACCTTACAGAGCTAATGCTTATGTTCAGAAAACAATGTCAGGTTCATTTTTAGTTAAGAATAAATTTTTAGAAAAACTATTAGAAAAGAAAGGAATAAATAATGATGATATATGGTCGTCCATTGTCGCTCAGAGAGGCTCGGTCTTGCATCTCAAAGAGTTATCAGACTATGAAAAAGATATTTTTAAAACTGCTATTGAGATAAATCAACAGTGGATTATTGAACACGCCGCAGATAGACAACAGTTTATTTGTCAAGGACAGAGTTTAAATGTATTCGTTCCTGCTGATGTAGATATAAAAGAACTACACGATATACATATGTTAGCTTGGAAACGTAAATTAAAAACTCTTTACTACTGTCGTTCTGAAGCAATTAAAAGAGCAGAGTTAGTATCACAAAAAATCAAAAGAGAGATTCTTCCTGATGCAGATTGTTTATCGTGTGAGGGGTAATGGAAGAGAATAAGAAAATACCTGATGTTATACAAGTAGAATATACGGATAATAAAAAAGTAATATATGTTAATAAAGAAAAGCAAACAGTATTATGGACTATTTATCATACAATTTTAGCATTAGAATTAGGTGCAATAGTTATTATAGAAGGGATTGAATTATTAACACGATGAGTTTATTTAAAGAAAGAAATTATTACAAACCATTTGATTATGAATGGGCGTTTGAATCTTATGGAACAATGCAAAAAATGCACTGGCTTCCTAGTGAAGTACCATTACACGAAGACATAAGAGATTGGAATGAACGCTTAACAAAAGAAGAGAAAAATTTAATAAATCAAATATTAAAATTCTTTACTCAAGGTGATGTAGATATAGCTAAAGCCTACTTAGATAAATATATTCCTAAATTCAAGTCACCTGAAGTTAGAATGATGTTGTCTTCTTTTGCTACCAGTGAAGCTAATCACGCTCACGCTTATTCATTACTTAATGATACTCTTGGTGAACCATCACTATTAGATTTTAAAGCCTTTCAAGAATATAAAGAAATGGCTGATAAACATACTTATTTATTTAAAGATAAAGGAGAAGGAGTAGAAGGTTTGGTTAGAGACATAGCTTGTTTCTCTGCATTTGGTGAGGGCTTACAGTTATTTGCTTCATTTGTTATGCTACTTAACTTTCAAAGATATGGAAGAATGAAAGGTATGTGTCAGATAGTAACTTGGAGTATTAGAGATGAGACACACCACGTTGAGAGTATGATAAAATTATTTAAAACATTAATTAAAGAGAACCCTAAAATATGGAAAGATAAATTTAAGAAAACTATCTATCAAACAGCTAGAGATATGGTGGAATTAGAAGATAAATTCATTGATTTAGCCTTTGAAATGGGTGGTATAAGAGGACTTACTTCTGATGAAGTTAAGAAATATATAAGATATATAGCGGATAGAAGACTGCTTCAGCTATCATTAAAACCTAATTATGGTGTCAAAGACAACCCTTTAGGGTGGTTAGATTGGGTATTAAATGGAGTTGAACACGCTAATTTCTTTGAGAACAGAGCAACTGAATATAACAAAGGAGCTACAACGGGCAAGTTATGGAACTAAAGTGCCCTTTTTAGAAGAATAATATGGACGAAAATGAAGATTTAGTTTTACCTCACAAGTCAGAAGACTTGGTAGAGCTATTGAATAAACTATATCCTGAGAAATCACCTGAATTAAAAGATGATACTAAGACAGTATATTTTAAAGCAGGTCAAAGGAATGTAGTACGATTCATTAATACATTACAAGAGAGGATAAAATAATACTATGTGTATGTCAGCACCAAAGATGCCACCTGCACCTATTCAACAAGCACCCCGTCAAGTGGTGTCTCAAGCAGTAGAAGCACAGGACAGACCTATTGAATTAGTGACAGCCGATAAAGATGTTAAGAAGAAAAAGAAATTAGCTTCTAAAAGAGGTACAACGGCTTTACAAACTGGAATGAATACTGCAACAGGCAGTACAA